CCATAAAATGCTGTATGCAAAACGCATTGGGTGATAGTTTTCATCATTTCGGATGCTAGTTTGATTGTTTTTTAAATGTTTCTATATAACAATAAGCGAATTAAAAAATTCAAACTAGACTCTGAGTATTATAACGCCTCTTCAGGCATGAAATATTTTAACGTCATTGCGGACATGTTTTGCAACAGCATTTAACATAAAAAACAACTACACAAAGCTAGCGTCTGATACAGTATATCTGGAGTAGGCGGCATCATAATCAACTACCATAAAAGTTTCCATTGCATAGTCAGTGACGACATCACCAACTTGCAAATCTAACAATATACGTGTCATATCAGTGAAATTTTCCAAACCGTAACGTCCACGCAGACTGCAAGCTTGGACAACGAACTGTGAGTAGTCACCATCAGTCTCAACTAAGATAAACTCAGTAGATACTCTAGACACATCACATGAAAAACGGGCTCTTAAGGCACTCAATAAGGGTGTTTCAGGTTCATTACAATAACCTTTAACCACACCACTCAGAAACAAATCAAACTTCTCCGACATAGTCATCATGCCAAAACTTGACGTTGTAACATTGATTTGTCGAGCTTGCATTGGTTCTTTTAATTGACCAAACCCTTTCACTATACACCCCATATTTCTAACTGGAATGTATTTAACAACCCCACTTGCCTTGTGTTGCGCTAACATTGGTGAATACTTCAAAAACTGAAATTTCGAGGGTTCAAGTCCTCCCTCTACCTCAATGCTAGCCACTGTAATTTTATGTCCCATCAACATACCACCATCGACAATGGCTTGTTCTATGTTGATAGACTGATCGCGATCAATTTTGCTAGACAACGACATAGCTGTACATATCGCGATACCAACAGATGCACAATGATTCAAAACTGTGGTTAACACAGTGCCTGAACCTTCAAACACACCTGGTGGTTTTATAGAAAAATTTTTTGATGAATCCTCACTCACATTGAATCGCAACGGCTGGCAACATTGTTCTAACAACAATGGAGCAGTTGCGCTATCAATGGAATTCAACATGCTTATGACAGTATAAAAAATTGGGACCCCGTTAGATGAATCACAGGATGAAATATCAACATTGTAACCAAATCTAACCCCATTTATACAACCAGCATAACATGAATCATCTGAATAAAAAGCTACACATAAATAATTGTCTGATCGCATTGTAGCGCTTATCAATTCATTAAACAATAATTCTAATTCTGTTGTCTTCGGTAACGTATAAGCTATCAAGCATACCGGGAGAGAACCCACATTGAACATATACCACCCGTTCATGTGTTTCTTAGCAACATCCGGCAACCCAGGTGCAAGACAACATCCAACACCATAAGATGTAAACAACCTTGGCATTTTGGCTTCAACCCCACTGCTTTTGGCTATCTCATCTTTTACGCTAATAATAACTTTATCTCTAACATTAGTCTCTAAAATAGTACCTTGAACCATTCGTTGCCTCTCTAATTTTTTAGGACTTGGTAACTCAGACCATTCCGTCCTAACCAACAAGGGCATTTTCAATGATTGCCAATAAGTATAAACATTATATTTAACAACATTCAGTGTATTATACGTAATATCCAGCAAGGCTTCACCTATTGTGTTACGCATTTTAATACTCCAATTGTAATAAAAATCAGTTAATGGCTTATATAAGGCACATATATCGCATATTTCGAAATACGTATACCTGGGTACAGTTTGCAATGTAGGATAAGTCGTGATTGAATAACAATAATCCCAGTCTAACAAACTGGTGTTATGTAACTCACGATCAATTTTAATGATGGACACTCCCATAGTCTTCATCAAACCTACCATATGAGGGAACGCATTCAATAAGGCAATCGCTAATCTAAACTGATTTAACTGATAACTATCCTCATTCTCCCGTGCTTTAAAGATACGCTGCATGGCCCAATATTGATTCCATGTTGTATTAGCATACCTTACACCTCTTACTAAACTGCACCATTGGTGTGTTGCTCGACCTACAGACACAACATCTGCAGGAATGGAAGTATATTTCAACTCCACCGGTGGTTCACCAAACCACTCGTTTTTTGTTAACAATCTAGCGCCTTGCTTTGTTATTATTTGAGTTCCATATTTTATCTCGTAAGGTGCAGGTGTTTTATCCAATGGCAAATCAACACAAGTATGTACTTGTACGCACTCGGTGCGTACCACTAAACTGGTCAATTTGGTGATAACACCTGGTAACTGTAAATTGCTTTGGGATCTTGTAGATCCGTTGGCTTTTTTCACTCCTACTCGATAATATGCTTCAGTGTAATCACATATACTAGAAAACTCATCAATAAATTCTTGAGACAAGGGATGCTTGATTTTATTTTTAAAGGCGCTTACCACATTTTTAATGGCTTGCAAATGAGACGTTTGAATACTAGTATCTTCTCTGTGTGCTTTAAACAAGTGTGTTAACTCTTTGTATAAAGGCACAAAGATCAAATTTGATCTTGTATCCATGTAGCCAACGTCTCTGAAGGATTGTGGTAAACTTCTATTAACAAATGCAGATGCAGCTAACATTGTTCTACCCTTAGTTTCACATGAAATATAGTAACCCATATTATCTTGGATTACATTCTCAATGGGTGAATCACTCTCAACAACACAGTAATTGAATACGGGGTCATAACGTGATAAAACTGGATTTTTAATGTCAGAACAATCCATGAATACAAATTCATTGGATATACAATCCACAACTATATTAACTATTTTATCTAATTTGGGTTCAGGTAAACCTGAGGAACCAACTGATAAATTACTATTTTCGGCTTTCTTCTTCCTTCTTTTTGCGTTCTTTGCATTTACAGATTCCTGTGATTCAACAACGGATGGAGCATTACTCTCATCCCTGTTTCCTAATTTCATGGCTATGATTTCAGGAGTACATCTACTAGAACTTGCATCTGCAGCTAACTTATTTTTCAGTGCTTGTTTGGCAATCTCTAATACGTTAGACTTTGTCTTTCTAGATACAAACGGATTTGACAAATCCGCAGGGCCTTTGGGAAGTGAAGGCTCAGACATGGAATGGTGGTCGGGAAAAGGAAACATCATGTTGCATGTCAATCTCAGTGGGTGGTTAAGATTTTATTTAGAAAATTTTTACAGTAAAAACCAACCCCTGTAAGCTGGGGAGCGTCTCGTATCGTCACTAATTAAGTGTCAGCATCACGAGCTAGCTGATATTTTATTCTTTGCACTACACTATCTTCTGCAAACTGAAGCAACTGTTTTTTACGACGCCTTACGTCTGGAGTATACGTTGGGTTGTATTTATCATCATTTCGGACGCTAGATTAATCGTTTTTAAATGTTTCTATATAACAATAAGCGAGTTAAAATTCAATCTAGATTTTAGTATTATAATGCCTCTGCAGGCAATAAATAGTTTTTAAGTCATTTCGGACAATAGTAAAGTCGATTAATTACACGGTTTTTGGCTGTGCATTGAACTGGCATGTGCACTGACAAGTGCAAAACAGCCAAAGACGCCTCAAAATACGCATTAAAAGTTACGCTAAGGCACGGTTGAGAGCTATCTTAAGCAACTCACCGCCAATAGGGGTTTTAGTTGCACTAATGACAGTCTTCATAACATCCAAATGATGCGCATTCGGCTTAGTAGAATGTGATTGGCGTGATGAGGATAAAAAACCTGTAACCTGATCATGCAAGCCAACATTAGATACACTAGGTGTTTGTAAACTTTGAATAGTACCACCATGTACGGCCCAATGCTCAATGACCTCAACATGAAAGGAAACGGCGTTGGCGCCTGGATTCACGTAGTAGCCATAAAGCATGGGTGAATTACCGAAATATAAAGTACCGGATGTCAAGCCACCAATTTGAGCAACACCGTTTTGGGCATTTGGTGAGTAAGCAGTAGCATTGGTATTGGATACTGCTGAATACGCATCAACACCACCAGATTTAACGGTGTAAGCATTTATCTCTACTTCATTATTCTTATTGATACTCTGACGAATTGAATTATTAGCCTCATCAACCTTAGCAATTAAATCTAAGGGAGTAAGAGCCGCATAACCAACAGCACCAGCATTGGTAAAATCCTCATCTAAATCATGGTAATATCTAAAAGTACCACCTCGGTACAATTCAGGTCCATCATATGTGAAACGAACACCGCAACCGGCCAGTGCAAATTCGATATTGTTATCGTATAAATAAGTGCCACTATAAGGTGTTGCAGTGTTTATCTTAGCCATGGTACCACCTGGTATAGCCAATCCAGCACCGGAAGCAGCAAAGTAAGACGTTGTTGTAAACGTACCCGCTGATGTCTCAACAGCGATTATAACTGATGGACTGGTTGATGTAGAGCTTAAATTAGGACTAACCATAAAAACCATCTTAGCTGCGGCAGGTATAGCTATAACAGTCTGTCCACGGCAAGTCAATTTTTGAGACACGCGTGAATCATTCATAACTCCTGCGAGCCCGCGTGGTACGGACATAGGATCAATAATAGCTTGGGTAGCCAAAGAAATAGGATCAGTCTTATCAAAAGCCTGTTTTACACGCATAACTCTGGCAGGTATCCGCTTTTTAATTTTATTAACAGCAACAGCTGCTAACTGTCTCTGCAAATTTGCAATTTGCTGAGATTGCCTCCTATCAGTAGAGGACTTGTTTCTGTTTTTGTTTTGTTTGGGAATGCATTAACGTTATATCTCGCTCTAGCATCAAAGAACGAGAACGCAGGACAGATAAGGAACCACCTATAACTCTATTTATAACGCGCCTGACTCACTAAAGAGATCGCGTACTGAAAATTTATCTGCCCGAAGGAAGCTCGCACTCAGTTGTACTACACGAGGAAACTTTATTACCTTTCCTAGATTGGTGACGTCTGGTAAATCTAGGTAACAAGGGAGGTATGTTAGTTTGCCTTTACAAAGGTGTTAATGACACAAAACACAGCAGCCGGACTTTACTATACCACTAAATCTGTCAAAATTTAGTACCACTCGGGATTTTGTCACATTTTTATAATGTGGGTATGTGCGCACCCTACCTATCGGATTTGTTAAGTTGACTACAACTATATCGGCGCCATTTTGTTTTTAACAAAATGGCGCCTATGCACCTCTATCAAGAGTGCACAACATCGGTTTTAAGTCTGATGCCAAATAACCACCCGTAACATGTCTGTGTCGGTGTGGCGTTTAGAAAACGCAAGACTGAAAAAGAATCATTGGTACCCC